CGACAGATGGCACTATTCTAGACTTTAGAAAAGATGCCTCATCAGTTGGTTCTATTGGTAGTAGAGCTAGTGCAGTTTCTTATATGGTTCTTGACCCAAGAAGTGCAAGTAATGGTGGTGTTGGTATAGGTACAACTGCACAAGCTATAGTTCCTACTGATTACTCTGGTGCTAATGTAAACGGAACAAAAGATTTAGGAAATGCTAGTTACAAATGGAAAGACCTCTACCTTTCAGGAACTATCACATCGGGTGCTATAACAAGTACAGGCATTTCTTTATTTGGTAAAACTGTTGCAGACAATACAACAAACGGAATAAGAATAGATGGCACTAATGATTTTGTTTCCATTGTTAGAGATGGTGATTTGCCTTTATTACTTAACAGAAAAACTAGCGATGGTACTTTATTAGAACTAAGAAAAGATAATGCGGTTGGCGGAGTTATAGGAATACAAGAACCAGAAGATAGTGCAGAAGAACTTTATATAACTAATGGTTATGGGACTAGCAATGTCGGTTTAGCTTTTTGGAATTACATAAATACTGCAAGAATAGCACCTTGTAATGGTACTGGAGCATATCAAGACAATTCTATAGACCTTGGTTACTCAGGTGCAAGATTCGATGACATCTACGCTACCAACGGAACTATACAAACTTCAGACAGGAACGACAAACAAGACATTGAAGAAATTACAGATGCAGAGACTAGAGTTGCTGTAGCTTGTAAAGGCTTGATAAGAAAATTCAGATGGAAAAGTGCTGTAACAGAAAAAGACGATAACTCTGATTCTGATGAAACAGCTAGAATTCACTTCGGTATAATAGCTCAAGACTTACAAGATGCTTTTACCGCTGAAGGATTGGACGCAGGTGACTACGCCATGTTCACATCACAAACTTGGGAAGACTCTGATGGAGTCGAACAAACTAGGTTAGGAGTTCGCTACAGTGAACTACTAGCATTTATAATTGCAGCAATATAATAACAAAGGAGAAATACTATGGCAATTGGATATACTTGGGACGTTTCAACAGTTGATACTTACCCATCAAAAACGGATGATAACGCAGTTACTGCAACTGATGTTATTTATAATGTTCATTGGAGGCTTAACGCTGAAGATGATGGAAATCAAGATGCAGACGGTAACAACCTAACAGCATCTACATATGGTACTTGTAGTTTAGATACTACAGACTTAGGAACTTTTACAGCTTTTGCAGATTTAGAAGTTGCTGATGTTCAAGCATGGGTAGAAGCAGGATTAGGTGAAGAAGAAGTAACAAGCTTAAAAACAGCACTCGATGGAAAAATAGCTGAGACTATTACACCAACAAGCGTTACTAAAACAATCGGAGCTTAAGTACTATGGAACTAACACCTTATTTATTTTGGAATATATTTATAACTTTGGTGTTAGCTCCTGTGCTTTATGGCATACGACAAAACACAGAAGAGTCTAAAAGACTTGACATACTCTTAAACAAGACTCGTGAAGAGATAGCAAGAGAGTACGTAACAAAGAACGAATTAAAAGATGACATGGGTAGACTCATGGATAGGATAGATAAAATTGGAGAAAAGCTTGACAAACTCTTCGAAGTCAAGTAAAATAGATATATAACTATGAAAAAACAAAAGCAAAAGAAAAAGAATAAAAAGTATACTAAAAAGTATTATACTGGTGGGAGAGTAGATTATCGTAAAGGTGGTAGAGTATCTCTAGCAAAAGGTGGTAATCCTCAATATGGAGATACTAGAATAACAGAAGGTGGTGTTAAAGAAGAGTTTAGTCCTGTAGGATGGAATGCTACTAAAGACCAACCTGCTTCTAAAGGAACTCCGTCTACTCCTGTAAATGAAAATACTAAAATAACAGCAGTTAATAAACCTAACATACCTGTAACTGAACCTATAAATAAACCTGTAGATAAACCTGTAATGCCTCCGGTAGGTAACGGTCAAATGTCTATTGGTGGTGTTGGTGGTAATGACGCTGTTGAACCAGAGCCTATTGAAACTCCAGTACCTACTCCTAAACCTCCAGTAGAAGAAGACAATACTCCTCCTTCTATAGGTGGTGTTGGCGGTGGTAATGTACAGCCTACTCCTACTATAACAAACGGTGATGAACCTGTAGTAATAGGAGACATACCGGGTGGTGGTAATTATGTATATACTCCTCCTGTTGAACAAGACACAACTAGTACAGGTAAGCAAACTACTTTAGACACTATTGCTTCTCCAGAAAAACTAGAACGTCTAGGAAGAACACAACAACAGATAGAAGATGCAGCTAAAGGCATAGTCCCTGAAGAGGCTAAAATACCTACAGCAGAACAAGTTGGTTATCAAAGAGACGCAGAAGGAAAATTAGTTTTAGATGAAGTTGGTAATCCTATACCTTTAAAAGAACAAGAAGCTATAGAAATGAAACCGACCACTAAAGTTAAAGGAATAGATGCAGACATTTCAGGAATCCAAGAAGACATAAAAACTGGAAAAGTTAAAGAAGCTGAAATGCCTACAGACATAACAGCTGCTACTTATGACGCTACACAAGTAGGTGAAGAAGCTAAAGTTAAAGCTGCTGAAGGAGAACTAAAAGATACAAGTTTAGCAGAAGCAGCTAAAGTAGATAGAGTTGCTCCTATAGAAGGAGCTAAAGTAGAAATACCTACAGGTGCTTTAACAGAAAGAGTAGTAGGAACTTTAAGTGAAGATGCTAAATCAGAAGCAGCTCAAAATGCAGGAACAAGTTTAAGAAGAATTACAAGAGCTAAAAAACAATTAAGTAAAGCAGGGTTATCTGATGTAGAAATAACAGAAATAGGTAATGACCCTGAAGCTTTAGAAGATAAACTAGCTGATTTTACTGAAGAACAAAGAGGAATTATTGAGGGTTTACCTGAAGAAGCATTAGTATCTACACAAATAGATGGACTCTTAGCAGGAATAGAAGACGGTGAAATACCTGTTTGGGCTAGACCTGCAGTAGCTAGTGTTGAATCTATGTTAGCTAAAAGAGGTTTATCAGCTTCTTCTGTAGGTAGAGATGCGTTGGTAAATACTATTATTCAAGCAGCTATGCCTATTGCTCAGAGCAATGCACAAGCTATTCAAAGTAGTGTAGCTCAGCAAAAAGATATAGAGTTTAAAGAAAGCGAAGCTAATACTCAAAGAAAACAACAAACAGCTTTAGACAACGCTAATAAAGTATTTCAAATGGACATGGCTCAATTTAGTTCTGACCAACAAATAGCTTTATCTAATAGTAAGTTTTTACAGACTGTAGGTTTAACAGAAGCTAGTAATCAGCAACAAGCAGTTATTCAAGATGCATTGTTAATGTCACAGGCTAACTTGGCCGAAGCTGATTTCTATCAAAAAACTCAAATACAAAATGCTCAAGCTTTTTTAACAATGGACATGGCTAATTTAAATAATCAACAACAAGCTAGTGTACTAGAGTCTCAGCAAAAACAACAAAGAATGTTAAGTAATCAAAGTGCTGATAATGTTGCTAAACAATTTAATGCAGTTAGTGAGAACGACACTCAAAGATTTATGACTGGCTTAGCTGCTGACATAAATAAGTTTAATAGTGTTCAGTCAAATGCTATGGAGCAATTTAATACTAACCAAGAAAACTTAGCAGAAGCTAGGAAAGCTCAAAGAAAAACAGATGTAGCTAAGTATAATGCAGAACAAGCTAACATTGCAGAAAGAATTAATGCTCAATCTGATTTTAACAGGGAGCAATTTAATACACAACAAGCTAATGTTATAGAAGCTGCTAATATAAACTATAGAAGACAAAGAAATACAGTAAACACTGCAGCACAGAATCAAATTAATTTACAAAATGCAATGAATGCTTTTGGTTTTAGTTCTCAAGCAATAGCCTTTTTAGGGCAAGAACTAAGAGACCAAGCTGCTTTTGATGTAAGTATTTTTGAAAATGACGAAAATAGAAAAGCTAATATAATAGCTACAGCTATAGCAAACGAAGGTAAACCCGGTGAAAAGTATGGTAACTATCTTGAAAGTTTGCTAAGCAGTTTAAACACTTCATATAAACAAGGATTATAAAATGGGATTTTTAAGAAAGGTAGGTAGAAAAATAAAAAAAGGTGTAAAGAAACTTATGGGTGGTAAGTTTGGTAAAATTTTAGGAGGCATAGGATTAGCGATGACTTTTATGGGAGGTGCTAATGCTTTGTTCGGAGGTAATCCCTTGTTTGAAGGTATAAAAGAAACCTTAGGTAGTATGAATCCTTTTAAGTCTAACAGTGTAACAGAGGCATCTTCTAAAGCAATTGAAGCAACTTCTGAGATTGCTAGTAGTGAAGGTTTAAGAGAAGGTGCTAAAGGTATGCTTGACGTAGCTAAACAAACCCAAGCTGATGCTACTAACTATAGCTCTAAATTTTTAACAGATACTAAGTATAGCGATTTAGCTACCGTTGGTCAAAAAGTTAAAAAGAGTGTTATAGAAGGCAAAGAGTTTTTATTACCTGAAGACTCTACATTTGTAGGAGACGTAACTAGAAGCGTAGGAAGTACTTTACTTTTACAAGGAGTACAAGGAGAAGAAGAACAACAAATAAGAACAGGACAGCCCTTACAAGCTGCATCTTATCAAAGCCCTCAAACAACGCAACCTTTGTCTCCAATGTTAGCTTCTACTCAGCCTTTACCTCAACAGTTTCAAACTACTTTAACATACGGAACAGTATAGGATAATTTATTATGGCAATGACAGAAAAATCAAGTAACTTTTTAAATCATATAATACAAAGAGGTAGACCTATTCCGGGGCAAAGTC